CGACGCAGGCCTGCCCACCGCACGCGCCCTCGGCCCCGCCGGCGCCCGCGACCTGGTGGAGCAGCTCGTCGGCGAGGCACTGCCCGGCGTGCCCGTCTCCTGGCGCACCGGCGTCAACGGAGACCAGCTCATCCCGCAGATCCTGGCCGAGGGCGACCGTTGGGCTGTGCTGTCCTCTGGCACCGACTCCAACGGCACCGCCACCGGCATCGTGGAGGCACTGGCCGCAGAGATCTGGGCCGACGCGCGCGGCGTCATCACCGTCGGCCCCATGCCCACCCTCGACGACCCGGTGGTCTGGCGCGTCGGCCGAGGCCCGGGCGGCGTCCTCGTCGAACCTAAGTCCGGGCAGAGCAGCGAGGGCCTGGCCAACGTGTGGTCCGTGACCGGCGACTCGGGCGACGGCAGCATCCCCATCGGCCCGGTCTACGCCTGGGACGACGACCCCAACTCCCTCACCTACGCGGGCCCCGACCCCGTCAGTGACCCGCTCGCCCCTCAGCGACTGGAGCTGTGGCACGTCCGGCTGCGGGTGCAGCACTACTCCAGCGCGGTCATCACCACCGTCGCCCAGGCCCACGACATCGCCCGGGCGAAGCTCGCCAACTCCCTCGGCGTCCAGGCGAGCCTGTCCCTGACCACCGTCTGCAATCCGGCGCTGGAAGCAGGAGACGTCATCGAGGCCGAGACCGAGCCGGGCGTCTGGGAGAGACACCTCATCGACTCCCTGTCCTACACGCTGGGCGCCTCGTCCATGCAGATGGAGACCCGAACCACGGCGAGGAGGCTGTAATGGCCACGGCCGCGGAACTCCTTGGCGAGCATCTCGCCCGCACTCCCAGCACCGGCAAGCGGGAGGTCTCGGCCACCGTCTTGGACGTCACCGACGACGGCCGCGTCAACCTCATGCTGCTGGGCACGCTCGTACCCGACGTGCCCTGCACGGACTCCTACCGCAACCGTGCGGCCGGCGACGTCGTCCTGGTCCGCGTCGGCGCCAAGCCCGTCGTCCTCTACCGGCTCGGCGACGACCCGGCCGAGACCGAGGAAGTAGCCGTCGCCGAGGTCGCGAAGAGCGCGGCTCAGGACCTGATCGCCATCTCCGCCTACACCTGGGGCACCGGCGCCCCGGCCGGGGCCGGCTGGCAGACCGTAAGCCAGCTGTACACCCGCAAGGACACCAACGGGGTCGGCCAGCTGTACGCGCAGATCGCGGGCGCCGACCCGTCGCCGGCCGAGACGCCGACCCGGCCGCCGAAGACCGTCACGATCCCGCCGGACGAGTCCGGGTCGTGGCGCAACGGCCGCCCCGACGAGTACGCCTCCAGCCCCACCCAGGGCGACTGGACCGGCCGAGGCAACCGTCGCGGCGGATGGTTCTACGGGACCGCGATCGCCTCAGCCTGCTCCGGTAAGACGGTGGCCAGCATGCGGGTGAAGTTCACGCGCAAGCGCGGCGCCGGCCGCAACAGCAAGGTGCCCATGCACCTGTATCTCCACGACCACACCTCGGCGCCGTCCGGCCAGCTCAACCTCGAGGACGGACCGGAGGAGCTGCTGAGGCTGTCCGTGGGCGCCAAGGGGGTCGCCACGTTGCCGGCGTCATGGCGCAGCCAGCTCGCCTCGGGCAGCGCCCGCGGGCTGGCCATTTTCGCCAGCGGCAGCGCCGACTACGGCGCGTTCACCGGCGGCCAAATCGTGATCACCTTCTCCGCCTCCTAGGAGCCCCATGCCCACCATCGGATACGCCGAGCTGCCGGTTCCGGCAGGCGGCGACGCGCCCCAAGTTCCAGGCGATCTCGCGGCCCTTGCCACGGTGCTGGATCCGCACCTGGTGCATCACGTCGAGGACGAGGCGGACAGGGACGCCCGCTTCTCGACCGCGCCCGTGCAGACGCTGGTGATCGCCGAGGACGGCACCGCGTGGATGAAGCTCGTCGCCGGCACCAACACGTGGACCACGCTCTACACCCCGCTGCAGGCCTGGCAGTCCACCATCACCCTGAAGACGGGGTTCGAAGAGAGCGTCGTCCCGCTCGGTGTGCGGGCGACGGACGGCGGAAAGCACGTCTGGCTCAAGGGCCGCATCGAGCGCACGGACGGCAACAAGATCCTCGACGCCAACGCCGTGAACCTCGGCGCCGTACCGAGCGGACTGATCCCGCCGGTGGAGCTGCGCACGTGGGCCGGGACGTGCTCGCTGGCCGGGACCACGACGCTGGCGGCCGGGCGCCTGGAGGTCCTCAACACAGGCGCATCGTCGGCGTACGGCGTGGCCGGGGACATCCTGTGGTGGTACCAGGGCACCGACGGCACGGACTGGGTCGACATCTCCGGCGACTACTGGCTCGACTGAGGAGGCCCGTCATGCTGCACACCTTCGGCGGAAACCCCTCCGCCGTCCTCGCCACGACCACCGGAGACGTCGTCCCCGACTACGCCGTGGCCGTCCGCGTCGCCGGGACCGGCGCCCCCGTCACCGCCCTGTTCGAGGAGGACGGCACCACCCCCATCGCCACCCTCCGCTCCAACCCGGTCGGTTCGGACGCGCCGGGCGCGATCCGAGTCTTCAAGGTCGAGGGCATCCCCGCGATCGAGTACGAGTTCAACGGCCCCTCCGGGGACCCGGTGCGCTGGTACGAGCCGAGCCGCGAAGCAGTCACCGCCGCCCTCGAAGGCCTGAACTCCAAGCTCGACAAGGCCGGCGGCGCCATCACCGGCGACCTGGACGTGGCCGGAATCCTCGACGTCGGCACGCTCCTCGTCGGCGGTGAACCGCTCGACTTCAGCGCCGGGTTCACCACGGCGGGCATCCACCTGCCGACCGCTGTTACCGGGGCCGGGATCCAGGCCGCGCTGAATGCGGCGGCCGCGGCGAACGGCGGCTGGGTCGTCGTCCCGCCCGGCACCTACGACGCGTCCTCCCTGCCGCTGCGGATCTACCGCAACACCCGCCTCACCCTTTGCGACGGGGCCGTGATCCGGCGAGCCGGGACCGGCACCATGCTCCTCAACGGCGACGCCTCGCAGACCTTCGGCGGGTACACCGGGCACGGCAACATCATCATCGAGGGCGGCACCTGGGACGCCCGGGCCACGACGTACCCCACCTCCGCCATGTGCATCAGCATCGGGCACGCCGAGAACGTCACCATCCGCGACACCTTGATCAAGGACGTCTGCGGCTACCACGGCATCGAGATCAACGCGGTGAACAACGGCCGCATCATCAACGTGCGCGGCCTGGGCTACCTCGACCCCGGCGGCCGCGACTTCAGCGAGTTCATCCAGCCCGACCTCGCCAAGGGAAGCGCCTACTTCGGTGGCTTCGGACCGTACGACGACACCCCCTGCATCGACATCGTGATCGAGGACTGCCACGTCGGACCGTCCGGCACTGCCGGCACCACCAGCTGGCCGCGCGCCGTCGGCTCGCACTCCGCCAGCCCCGACAAGCCTCACACCGGCATCGTCATCCGGGACCTGTACTGCGACGGCCTCACCCAGTGGGCTGTCGGCGGCTACACCTGGCAGGACTCCCGCGTCTCCGGACTGACCCTGAAGGACTGCGGGGCGGGCGTGCGCATGCGCACCCTCGACTCCTCCAGCGCCGCCCACCGCACCCCGGCCGGCGCCGGATCCCCGTCCATCGCCGGGTCGCAGCCGCTGCGGAACATCGTCGTCGAGGACGTCGTCATGTACGGGGGCGGCACCTACGAAGCAGCCGTACGCATCGAGGGCGAGGACACCGGCTACGTCCAGGGCCTGGAAGTGGACGGCATCACCGTCCGCGACGTCGGCGGGTCGGCCGTGCGCCTGGTCGACGTCGAGGACTACAACGTCGACCACATCACGGCCCGCGGCTGCGGCGCCACCGGCGTGTCCACCCTCGGCACCCGCCGCGGCCGGATCATCGCCCACGTCAACGGAGCCACCGGCGCGGGGTTCACCGTCGACTCCCGCTCGACCCCGGCGGCCACCGCGACGGACGTCACGGTCGCCCGGTCCTCGATCACGGGCACGACGGCGAACGGCATCCACATCTGGGACGGCGCGGACGTCGTGGTGGACGACTGCGACATCTACGCGCTGACCGGATTCGGGGTGCAGGTGTCCACCAACACCGTCCGCCCGCTCCTGCGCAACGTCCGCACCCGGGACACCACCCTCGCCGGGTGCAACATCACCTCCACCATCACCGGGCTGAAGCGGTACGGCAACACGTTCGGCGCCGTCGCCGACGCCTCCAGCGGCGCGGACACCAGCCCGTTCGACTCCGGGTTCGGCGGCCTGGAGAACGCGCTGCGCCCGTCGGGCCGGTGGGAGACGACCAGCCGCCTGCGGTGCGGGACCACCTCGACACCGACCTCGGGGACGCTGTACCTGGTGCCGATCTGGCTGCCCAAGGGCCTCGTCATCTCGAACCTGGCGTTCGTGTCCGGCGGCACGGCAGCCGTCACTCCGACGAACTGGTGGTTCACACTCCACAACTCGTCGCGAGTCGCCCTGGCGAGGACTGCAGACCAGACGACGACGGCGTGGGCCGCCAACACGATCAAGAGCCTGGCGATAGCGCAGACCACCGCCGGCGCCGCCTCGTCGTACACCACGACGTACTCGGGCCTGCACTACGTCGGCGTCATGATCAAGGCGACGACCGTGTGCAGCCTGATCTCCGAGGGCGCCGTCCCCGACGTCCTCGCCAGCGTGGCCCCCGGAATCGGCGGCACCGACACCGGGTTGAGTACCCCGCCCACCGTCACCAGCGGAGCTTTCACCGCCGGCAGCTTCGGCGCGGGCAGCGGAATCCTGGTGCACGGCTACGTCACCTGACCACCCCCCCAACTCCCCGCCGCCCCGCGCCTCCGGCCGGGGCCTTCGTCATGTCTGGAGAACCGCATGACCCATCCGTCCACGATGGAGCTCGCCCAGGTCGCGTACGCGGCCTATGGCGAGTCCACCGGCCACCGCAACTACCAGGACCTCCCCATGCCCGACTGGGAGGAGCTGAACGACCGGACCCAACAGGCATGGATCGCGGCCGTCGGCGCCGTCGCCCAGGCCGTCATCGAGCAGCCCGCCGAGAAGGCGGTACGCAGCGAGCAGTCCGCACCGCCGAGGCCGAGCGTGGGACGCATCGTCCACTACCGGCTCAGCGAGGGGGCCGCTGGGCAGATCAACCGCGCGCGCAAGGACTTTCACGAGAACAGCCGCACGAGCCACCGGGACAGCGGCCTGATGGGGCACCAGGGGAACTGGGTCGCCGAGGGTGACGTCTTCCCGGCGGTCGTCGTGCAAGTGTTCAACGAGTCCACCGTCACGGCGAACCTGCAGGTGTTGTTGGACGGCAACGACACCTACTGGGCCACGTCGGCCGCCGAGGGCAGCGAGCCCGGCCGCTGGTCCTGGCCGGGGCGTGTGTGATGGCGCCGCCCTTGGCGCCAGCCACGTTCCTGGCCGCGCTGAAGAACGAGGGCGTGGACGTCGTCGAGGTCGGCGACTGGCGCGACCACAACCGCAACCACGTGGGCCCGTGGGGGCCGGTGCACGGTGTGATGATCCACCACACCGTGACCTCCGGCAGCGCGAAGACCGTGCGGATCTGCCGGAACGGTTACTCGGGTCTGCCCGGGCCGCTGTGTCACGGCGTCATCACCAAGGACGGCCGGGTCCACCTCGTCGGCTACGGCCGCGCCAACCACGCGGGATCCGGCGACGACGACGTGCTGCGTGCGGTCATCGCGGAGAAGGCGCTGCCGGCGGCGAACGAGAACAACACCGACGGCAACCGGCACTACTACGGTTTCGAGTGCGAGAACCTCGGCGACGGCGAGGATCCGTGGCCGGACAAGCAGGTCGAGGCGATCGTCCGCGTGGGGACCGCGCTCTGCAGGGCGCACGGCTGGACGGTGCGCAGTGTGATCCGGCATCTGGAGTGGCAGGTCGGGAAGGTCGACCCGCGTGGCCTGGACTGGGCGGACGTCGAGGCGCGGATCGGTGAGCGGCTGAAGCACAAGCCGGGCTGGTCGCCGGGTACGGCGCGGTCGTACACGGTGGTGGCCGGGGACACGCTGTGGGGGATCGCGGCGCACGAGCTGGGCAAGGGCGGGCGGTGGCAGGAGATCGCCGACCTGAACCCGGACATTGATCCGGACGAGCTGCAGCCCGGGCAGAAGCTGAAGCTGCCCGCGAAGTGAGACGGCTGCTGGAGCGGTTGGTGTGCCCGGACTGCTGCTGCCTGCGGGTGGGGCCCGGACACCTGTACCGCGTTGCGATCGGAGTGTGCGATCTGTGACCCATATCCAAACGGTGGCCGTGGACTTCGACGGTGTCCTGCACTCCTACAACAAGGGCTGGCACGACGGCACCATCTACGGCGCCTGGAAGCCGGGCGCCGTCGCGGCCCTCTCACAGCTGATGCAGAGGCGCGCGGTGTTCATCCACACCACCCGAGACGCCCGGCAGGTGGCCCGGTGGATCGAGCGTACGTCGGGCTACGGCTTCGAGTGCACGACCCGCCTTCCACGCACCTGGTACGGGCGACGCAAGCCGTTCTGGAACGCACAGGGCGTGCTGCTGGTCACGGACCGGAAGTACCCGGCCGTGGCGTACATCGACGACCGCGCGGTGCGGTTCGTCAACTGGCCCGACGCGCTCACAGCGCTCGGCATCGAACCGCTCAGTACGAAGGAGTAAGCCATGTTCACTGGCGCTTTCTGGAAGGCCACGTTCGAGCGGATGATCCGCACCTTCGCCCAGGCCGTCGTCGCGCTGCTCAGCGGGGACGGCCTCGGCCTGGTCGACGTCGACTGGGGCCAGGCGTTCTCGATCGGCGGGCTGGCGGCCGTGGCCGCGCTGCTCACCGCGATCGTCACCAGCAGCGGCACCGAGGGACCGGGGGTCACGGAGACCGTG